ACATTATTTTTACTAATGCTCTTCCTACTTGACATGTGCGTGGTGGGTGGGGTATTATTACATGGTAAAGCAAACTTCCCTGAGCTGCTCAAGCATCTAAAACAATGAGGAAAGTCACTGTAAAACCTAAGAGTAGCAAGGCAAAGAATCGTCTTGCTAACACAATGGAAGGCAATCCTGTCTGCATTGTAGAGCAGGATACTGGTGGTGAGTTGTTTCTCGCTGCCGAGAATCGTAAATACTTCTTCTGGGTCAGCACTCGCACTGGCACAAATCGTTTTGGTGATAAATCTGATGCTCACTGGGAGGTGATTGAATGAAACCTAAGTTCCGTGTTATTTTAGAACAAGCAATCGAAGAAGGTGTGCGTCGTGGTTGGCATCTTGCACACAAACATGTAGAGAATCCTTTGCCAAGTGCCATCATGGAGCGCATTGACGAAGCTGTGATGTCTGCAATCTACGAATACTTTACTTTTGAGGAGGACGACTTTTGATTATCGCTGGTCTTGTGTGTGGAGTTGCTACATTCTATGGAATGGGTGACGGATTTCATGGTAATATGACTGCAAATGGAGAGAGGTTTAGTGCTTATCGTTGGACTGCTGCTCATCCTTACTTGCCTATGGGAAGTAAGATTAGGGTTACAAACCAAGACAACGGTAAACAAGTAATTGTTCGTGTAAATGACCGCGGCCCCTATTCTCATGCAGACCTTGACTTAAGTTATGCTGCATTTGCTCACATTGAATCCACCCGTAAGGGAAATGCTACTGTATGTTGGAGGGTAATTGGATGAACAAACTTATCTTTGCTGCTGCTATTCTTCTTTCTGCACCTGCATTTGCAGCACCAGAACAAACCTATCGCCCCTTTGTATACGAAACTCCTTGTGCTTTAGAAGCAAAGAATGAGTTTGAAATGGATACATGTAAGGTAGTCGAAACCCGCGAGAAAGGTGGTGCCCTTCGCACTCGCAATATCTATTCTAATCGGTTTGCTTTGACTATTAAATCTCGCTTTGATAAAGAGAAAGGATTTGTGACATGGGATAGTCACAATAAGTTTGAATATAAGTTTGAGTATAAAGTTGGTGGTGTTGATGGTCTTGGTGCATATACTTATGTAATGCCTGGATTTCTTGTTCAAAACGTTTCTTGGGATTGATTATGACTTACGACGAACTCTACGAGCACATTGTCAACTACATTGCTCAACCACTGGATGACAAACGTAAAGCATGTCTGATCCTTGGTGCTGTGATGGAGTTTCACCTTGATTGCCTTGATGAAGGTGTAGATCCTCGCACGATTGATATGACTGGTTTTGTAAATGAAAAACTTGATGAAATTGAGGCAGTAAAATGAGCGGCGGACACTTTGGTGATTATGACTACTACAAGGTCTCACAGTTTGCTGATGAGTTGGAAGTAGAGATTGAGAATAATGGTAAGGAGAGGAATGAAGATCGCACTTATGGTTATGAATGGTATCCTAACCATGACCCTGATGTGATTGATGTTTTACAGGAGCAAATCCCCAAACTGCGTAAGATGGCAGAGATTATGAAGCACATTGATTATCTCTACAGTGGTGACATTGGTGACGATAGTTTCCTGCTTCGTATGAAAGAAACGGAGACTAAGTATGACTTCTAAAGTAAAGTTTGTGTATGTAACTCGCACCATTGACCCCAAGACACGCATTCATTATCTGGATGCGATTGACGAGAATGGTCAACATTGGATGGCAGAAATGTCACACAAAGAAGAGCCTTGGTTGTGCTTCACTGATGTGTGGAAGAAAGATGTGCAGGTGCCTTATGACTGAATCATTGTGGAGTGTGATGAGAAACAAACTTGGTTTCTCTATTGATATGTGTGATGAGATTGTAGATGCTGTTGAGGAATGGTTACCAAAAGAGCATGACACAAACTCTTATAAATGGAATCAGTGTGTTAAAATGATACACGAAAACCTACGCGAGCATAACAATGGGAATGTTTGATTATTTTCGTTCGTCCTATGATTTGGGCGAACAATTTACAAATGTGGTGTGTCAAACCAAAGACATTGAAGAAGGTATTGGTGGCACAATGACTGACTACTGGTTAGACCCCAGTGGTCAATTGTGGTATCCAAGTTATATTGGATGTAGTGAAATAGAAATCTATGAAGAGGGACATCCAAAGTATGACCCAGAGCGAAAGTTTTTAAACTTTGAATGGATTCCAACTGGTGTGCATGGTAAGTATCAACCATGCTATATTACAAGGTATGTTGAAGTGTATCCTGCTAACTGGCAAGGAAAATGGGAAGATTGGCCTCGCTTGCGTTTGCACTTGAAATATGGTAAACTACAGGACTACACTGATGTGACAGGACGATGAGCACAACGACTTTCACTTACAAAAGCGACGAACTGGTGTGTATGGGTGAACGCTACCCAGGCAAGACACTGACAATCTCAACAAAGTGTGACGATCTCAACGCACATGAGTTGCTTGACATTTTTAAATCTTTCATGTTAGGATGTGGTTATGCCGAAAAAAGTTTCTATGACGCCTGCTACGAAGCCTGCCAAGAACATCCGCGCTATCGCCAAAGCGGAAACGGACACCAACTGGGCACAACTGGGATCGACTCAGAAAAAATCTGGCAAGAAGGATACAAAGACCCCTACCGTTACCCAACAGGGATGTGATCTTAAACTCAGCAATGACCCTGATAAGTTTCCTCACACTGGATTTCCTATCCGTTTAGAATACAAAGATGGCAACGACAAAAAAACTTGTTGGTTTCAATGCTACGATCACTACATCAAACATATCACCCGATACAAAATAACTGATTATGAAGCAACAACGAATGATATGGCGCTGGTGGGCGAAAGCACTGGGGCAAAAAGCAAGCAACAAAGACCACGAAGCAGATAAAGTTGCAGTCATTCGCACTTTTATCTTCACTACATATCTTGTCACTAACTGTTTCATTGTAGCAGGTGTGATTAGACACTGGAATGACAAGCAAACCATTAACATTGAAATCTATGAAAATTCAAACAGTTCCGAAAACATATACTCAGAAAGATGGAACAATCTGGGAATGGATGGAAACACCAGAGTTGAGAACATATATCACTCAGCAACAATCAAAAGTCGCAATGGAGAATTTGAATGAGCGACCCAAACGTGCATCCTGAAATTGCTGAAATTGACTGGATCGATGATGCGTTTCGTGTGGAAGAAACTCGTTGGAAAACTTGGAAGAGTTTTCATAAAGATGGGAGAACACTCATCACCTCATTACAGCGAGACACTTGTGTTGCAGCAACCAGATTTTACCTTAAAGGATGCCAAGAAGGCTGGGTTGCTACCACAACATATGAGGGAACAGTAGGTGGAAAACTCTAAAGATTACCCATACCATGAGCTAGACCCAACTACTCCATGGTATGAGTTTTTAATGTATTGTGAGATTTGTCATCAATTAGGAGTTAAAGACCAACCTAAATTAGGTAGGTATCACGCATATCGTAGATATCTAAAATATATGGGAATTATATAATTGTTACAAAGTGTAAAGCAAATAAAAATAAAATATTAAGAAATCTCCATTTATCTTCAAATCCACATAAAATACTATGGTAATCGCTAAGCAAACCATGACAGAACAAGAATGGAAAGAACTGACAGAAATGCGAGATTGTATTCGTAAATCGGGTTCAGTTACTGCATTCGATAGTAAGTACATGGAATACTATAGCTATCTTCTTGCTAAATCTTTAGAGGGTAAAGGAAATGGAAATATCCGAGATGTCTGACAAAGAACGCCTGCTCTATCTAGAGAATCGCATTAAAATACTTGAAGATGAAAATGTGGAGACAACTAACGCATTGTATGAACTGGAGAATCGTCTTCAGGCACAACTTGATGCGTTGATTAATTATACCATGATGAATAGAAATTGGGAGGAACCTAACGATGTCTACTGAAGATTCTCTCAGAGTAACTGAGAATGAAGATGGAACACTTGGTATTGAATGGGATACAAATGATCCGAAATATATGTTCTTGAATGACATGTCACAACAAGAATTGCAAGAGTATTTCACTCAGGCACTAGAAGTATTCATCAAAGAATGTGAGGCAAATGGAACAGTACAGTGACGAAACTCTTATGAAAATGGAATATGATGCCATGAAGAAAGAGCGTGACTCATGGCGTCATAACTTTGAAGAACTCAAAATTAAATATGAAGAACTGCAAAATATATTTGTAGAGACAGATGATGAACTTAACTATTACAGAGATAAGTTTGTTGATGAATCACTCCAGCATAACTATCTGAAGAATGATATGGAGGAAGTTAAGGCTCGCATATCAGTGCTTGAGGCACGTATTAGAGACACTTATCGATGAGGGGTTGACTCGGCACCCGATCCCGTGTATATTACATAGGTAATCGACGGAACGCCAAGTGACTGCCACCTTCGCTGACTTCCAAGCAGAGCAAGATGCTCGCAACACTTTGTATTTGAATGTTGTCAAATATGGTCTGATGCTGTGTGATGCTCTCCAGCAAGATTTCCAGAAGCGTAACTATGCTTATCGTGCTGGTCTTCCTCACTCTAATTATTCCTACGAGTTAGATTCTTCGGGTCGTAAGTATCACAAAATCTTTATGTGCATCAATGGCAAGCGTGATAGCATTCATGCTTTCATTGACAAGAAAACTGGTGAACTCTACAAACCTGCTAGTTTGAAAGCACCTGCCAAAGGTGTTCGTTATGATCTGCGTCTGATCAAAGATCGTGAATGGTTGTTTGAAAATGCCGATTGGGCTGGTTCTTATCTGTACGCTCGCTGATTAAATCATGACATACGTTGTTAAACTCTACGTTGGTGGTAAAGTGTTTGAAGAAGAAGTGCAGGCAACCAATCCACAAGATGCTCGGCAAACTGCACTTGCTCGCAATCCAAAAGCAAAGGTAGTGGGAGTTAATGTGAGGTTCTGAACCGATAAGCAACGCTGATGGTTCAACCCCTTGACTCCAGCGCCCAAATCCAGTATATTACATAGGTAATCGAGAGACGCCCCGATGGTCTTCCACTACGTCACCAACTGGAAAGAAGGCACTGTCCGCCAAATGTTCATTCAGCAAGTGACTCCTGAGTTTCAGGAATGTGACCACAAATATGTTGCTGTTGCTCTCAATCCTGATAATAACACCAGCATGGTGATGTCTAAACCTCGCAGTCACTATGATACTCTGCAATGGGTTAAAAAGTTCTGTGGTTCTTTCTCTCTGCTCTACTGATGGATGTAGTTAATCTTTCTCTCCTTGCCACCTTCATTCTTTTAGTTGGTGGCATCGTATTCTTTTTCAAAGCAATTTACCGCTGAACATCATGGCAACTCGCTCTCGCATTGGCATCCAACTCGCTGACGAATCTGTGCTCTCAGTGTATCATCATTGGGATGGTTATCCTGAGTGGCTGGGTCGTATTCTCAAAACTCATTACAACACTAAAGATAAAGTTGCTGAACTGATTGATGGCGGTGACATGAGCACTTGCTGGAACGATAATAACGAACC